CTATCAGCACAGGAATTTGTTTCTGTTCAACCTATGAACCTACCGTCTGGTCTAATTTTCTATTTAGACTTTAAATATGGTTCAACACAACAGGGTGGAAAATTACACGCGAAAGGTTCAGACCTTCACGGTGATACTTCCAGTTCTGGTGATCCAGCTGGCGGCATGTATGGTGCCGGTAAGTGGGGATATTCAATTAACGATGCTGCCGCATCCGTAGTTGTAGCCGCTGCAAACGTAGTGACTGCTTCAGTAGCTGATGTTAGATTCGACGCGAATCTTTCAGCTTCAGCTGCAGGTAACAATCTTAGGAAGCTTACTTTTACAGCTCCCGCAGATGCTGATACCGATGGTGCAAAAGCATGGGCGATCCATTCCGGATCCGCCGCTAGTAAGGTAATAACCCATTACCCAGCTTTTACTTCAGTTTCTGGTACTTCAGTATCGATGATCATCAGTGGTTCAGTTAGCGCTGCTGCAGATGAAAACATCAATATTGCGTATCATAAAGCTCCAGCCGAAACAAGTCGTGGTGACTTTGAAACCACGTTTGCATCCGAAGGATCTAATCCTGAAGAAACTAATGCAGGCATTCCTGAAGTCGACATTCAGATGCGCTCTATCGCTATTACAGCGAAGACTCGTAAACTGAAGGCCGTCTGGACGCCTGAATTGGCACAAGACCTCAACGCATATCACGCGGTGGATGCTGAGGCAGAACTGACAGCTATGTTGTCAGAGTACGTAACCATGGAAGTAGATTTGGAAATCATCGATATGTTGAAAACCCACGCTTCCGCAGCCACTGAATATTGGTCAGCTAAGGTTGGATACGAGTGGGGTGGATCAGCATTTGATACTACTTCCGCTAACGCATCCGCTTACACCAAAGGTGAGTGGTTCCAGACTCTTGGTCACAAGGTCCAAGCAGTATCTAATGCAATTCACAAGAAAACTCTTCGTGGCGGTGCAAACTTTATGGTGGTCTCACCTGAAGTTGCTACTATCCTAGAAGTAATTCCTGGATTTGCTACGGATTCTGATGGGGATCCTGGTAAGAGTTATGCTATGGGCGTACAGAAGATCGGGGCGTTAAACAGCCGTTTCGACGTGTACAAGAATCCTTACCTACAGGACGATCAGATTCTCTGTGGTTTCCGTGGGGCTCAGTTCCTTGAAACAGGCGCTGTGTATGCACCTTATGTGCCACTGATCTTGACACCCGTTGTTTACGATCCGACTAACTTCACTCCACGCCGTGGTGTGATGACTCGCTATGCTAAGAAAATGGTTCGTTCCGAATTCTACGGCTTAGTGAACGTCGCAGACTCAGGTCGCGTGTAATCTTTATTGCACATTGATCATAATTAAAGGGGCTCTTCGTGAGCCCCTTTTTTATTTTAGTGGTTACAAGTTCAGTTGAACGATATTTATAAACGGAAACGTTTCTAAATGGAGAAATAACAATGGCTGTACCTATATGGCAAGGAAGTAGCTCTTTTCAACCAGGAGCAACTCCTTACGGTTTTTATGATGCTGATACAGAATTTTCTGGTTCTGGAGCACATTCTGTAGATAGATTTGCAGATTGGGCCGGCAGACGACTCGGATATCCTATCGTTGATATCGAAATGCAATCGGGATCTTTTTATGCTTGTTTTGAAGAGTCAGTTACTGAATATAGTTCGCAAGTCAATCAATTTAACATTAGAGATAACTTACTTCACCTTCAGGGTCAAGCTACGGGATCTAATATTTCAGGTAAAAGAATAACGCCTACTTTGGGAAGAACTGTTTTTCTAAGCCAGCAGTATGGAACAGAAGCTGGAGTTGGTGGATACGTAGACTGGAAAAAAGGGAGTATCGATGTAGCCGTTGGAACTCAAGATTACGATCTTAACGCTTTGTGGTCTGCTGTTTCAGAATCTGGAAACTCTATCGAAATAAAGAAAATATATCACGATGCACCTCCAGCTGTTCAAAAGTTTTTTGATCCGTATGCAACTACTGGGTACGGAACAGCTAATTTTATAGAAGGATTTGGTTTCGGTCAATTTTCTCCAGCTACTAGTTTTGTTTTGATGCCAGTATTTGAAGATCTTTTAAGAATGCAAGCAATAGAATTTAACGACGAGTTTAGAAAATCTAGTTATTCTTTTACGTTGATAAACAATAAATTACGTATATTCCCGATTCCTACTTCGACAACAAAGTTATATTTCGATTATATTCTGATGTCAGAGCGTGATAATACATTGATAACGCCTGGTGGTGGGTCTGAAGATGTGATATCTGATTATTCTAATGTTCCGTACGATAATATAGAGTACAAGTTTATAAATGATGTAGGTAAACAGTGGATAAAAAAATATGGTTTAGCATTGAGTAAAGAATTACTCGGTAATGTTAGAAGTAAGTTTGGTTCTATTCCAATTCCAAATTCTGAAGTAGTGTTAGATGGTGAAACACTGAGATCGGAAGCGACAACTGAAAAAGAATCGTTGATAGCAGAATTAAGGGAAACGCTAGAACAAACTAGTAGGAAAATTATGTTGGAAGCCGATAGCGAAGAGAGTACACGTTTGCAGGAAAAACTTAATAAAGTACCATTAAACATTTATATAGGGTAGTCAGATGCCTGGAAGATTTTTACGGTCACGAGATTTAAACTTCTTTGATACTGTTAATAAGGAATTGATTGGAGATCCAAAATCCAAGAAGAATGGTGTCATAAATCAAGAAGTAGTCGTGTATAAGATTTCAACGTATGAAACTCAACCAAATCTATACGGTGAATCTTCGTCGGGTCGTGTTTACAAGAACGGAATAAAGTTAGCTTGTATTATTGAAGCTGCAGATTTTGATTATGAAATAACAGAATTCGGTCCGGATCTTAATCAAGATGGAACGTTTTCTTTTCTTAGACAATCTCTTATTGATGTAGATTTTGTTACAGAGATTGGAGATATAATTGAGTGGAATTATGCATATTGGGAAATAAACGAAATACAAGAAAATCAACTCATAGGTGGTATGCAAGAAAACAATCATGCTGTTATTTGCAATGCTTATTTATCAGAACAGAGTCGAGTTGGTATCGAAAGAATTAGAGCACACTAATGGCTAAAAAAATATCAAAAAAATTACAAACAGCTTCGGATAAAATAAACAGAGGAAGAGAAGTAACTAGGCAAGACGATAAGGTTAGAAATCCTAAAATCGGTTTGTTGGATATAGATTCTACTATTTTTTATTATTTTGAAAATGTTATCAAGCCTATAGTAGAAGAAGCCGGAGAACAGGTAAAGGTTCCTGTAATATACGCGAATCCCGAAAGATGGGCAGCTATTCAAAGGCAAGGACATATTCGGGATAACAAACGAAAGATAATGACTCCGATCATTACTTTTAGGAGAACTAATCTTACAAAAGACGAATCGATTCCAGTTGATAAGTTAGATCCTACTTCTCCAAAATTAGTTACAACTTATCAATCTAGGTACACTCAAGAAAATAGGTACGATAAACTTTCAGTAACAAAGGGAATATCTCCAAAGAGAGAGATGTTTAATGTTGCAGTTCCAGATTATGTTGTATTGAATTACGATTTTATTATATGGACTAGTTTTACTGATCAAATGAATTCTATAGTTGAGAAGATCAACTGGTCAGAGGGATCTTATTGGGGTGAACCTGGAAAATTTAGATTTAGGTGTACTATTGATAGTTTTGAAGATGCTAGTGAATACGAAGGTAACAAACGAAGTATAAAGACTAATTTTTCTGTTACCCTTAGGGGATATTTGGTACCGGATTCGTTTAACGATCTTATATTAACTCAAAAATTTATAACACCCAAACAAATAATAATTTCTGATGAAACAGATATTAATATTTTACCAATAACACATATTGATGATGAAGGTGCAAAGTCCATTAGAGTTGTAACCAATCTTGGTTCCGGAGGTGGTGGGACTTCTATTTCTACTCTAACCCTTGCGCCTGGAAGTAACATAGATTTTAATGCATTTACGTATAATGGATATGGTGCGATATCTAGAACGATAGCTACTTCTCTTGATCCTCTTTTTACCACGGTTACGGCATCACAGGGAATGCGAACTGATCAATTATATGTAGCCGATGATTCCCACATTGGAACTAATATTAATGTTGTTGGAACTGGATCTTTTGGAAGATTAGAAACTGGTGCAATATCAGGTACAAGTCCTCTTCAGGTAGATGGTGGATTGAATTTATCTGGAGACATGGCTATGACCGGAAGTTTAGCGGTTCTTGGAAATTTTATTGTTGACGGACAAACTACGTTAACTCAGGTTGATATAGATGAAAAAGCACTGGTTGTTTCAGGAGCATTTGCAATTGCAAATGCAGTTATCGGTGCACAGACCCAAAAAGCTAGAGCGGAAATAGAAAGCCTTGGTATTTTAGGTAATAGAACAGATGATCTAGCACCCGTGTTAGATTTAGGTGATGGATTTCAATAAACTTTGATATTTATTAATAAATATGCAGGAGTGAATGGAGAATAAAACATGGCTCAAATTATAAAACATCGACGAGGTACGGCAGCACAACTTAAGGATACTACTTTAGCGAAAGCTGAATTAGGTGTATCTACTGGTTCGGTTGCTGGTTTAACCACTCCGGTTCTTCACGTAGGTGATGGAGCCAATGCGTCAGGATTTGTAGTTGGTAGATTGCACCAGGGTGGAACTGTACCAACGTTAACTGCTGGAACTATCGGCGCGTCCTTAAATGATATTCTGTTTCATGATTCGTCTACGTATAAACTGTACAAGTTACATACGGCCGGCAATGAAAATTTAGATCTTACTGGTAATATTGCGAATAGAACTGTTGCTGGTACTTTAACTACTACTGGAAATTTAAACGTACAAGCTACAATTTCTGCATCGGGAGATGTAACAGCTTCTAATATTTATGCATCAGGAAATATACATGCTCTTGGTGAAATTACATTTGCTGCGGGTGCAGGCGGAACGATAACTTTAGGTGATTCTGCTGCAGATAATGTTGTATTCGGAGCAGATGTACAATCTAGTATTATACCAGATGCAAGTGATACATACGATTTAGGTAGTACCGGTCAAAGATGGAATAACTTATGGATGAGTGGTTCCCTTACTGCGAACGGCGGTCCTCACAGTATACTTTCAGCTACAACAATTGATATAGATTCTGAAGGTGCTCTTACGCTTGATGGTGGTTCGATTGGTATTGGTACTGATGCGAATGTTGCTGTTGATTTTAATGCTTCTACGTTAGATATTGATGCGAGTGGAGCGTTAACAATAGATTCGAATACTTCTATTGCAATTGGTGTAACAGCCGATAAGCCCATAACTATAGAATCTAGTACGTTTGATTTAGATGCAGCTGGAGCGTTAACAATTGATTCAGCAACTTCTATTGCAATTGGTACGACAGCAGATAAGCCGATAACTATAGAATCTACTACGTTTGATATCGATGCGTCAGGAGTAGTTGGAATTGATTCAGATGGTGTAATGACACTTGGGGCTGCATCGTTTGACATAGATGCTGATGGTGGAGCGATAGCGATAGATGCAACAGGTGCTATAACGTTTAATGGTTCTTACGTCGACGTAGAAACTATAAGATTTACAGGTGATAATATTGGAATTTCAGGTGATACTGATTTACTCGTACTGTCTAGTGGTTTAGTAACTCTTAATGGTTCTATTAAATTAGATGATGCTGCGAATATTGGAATTGATTCTGATACTAATTTACTGACTCTTGAGGCGAATAAGTTAACGGTAGCGGGTGAAACTGAAACTACTACTTTAGATGTTAACGGTATAGCTGCTATAGCAGGAAATATAACGCTTGATAAGACTAACGCTCAAACCATAACACATACTGGAGCTAGTGGTAATTTAACTATTTCGTCTACGAATGGTAATACAGTAATTGAGAATGTTACCTTTGATGGAAATCACCTTACTATTCCAGGAAATCTGACTGTAAACGGTACTGAAACTATAGTCAATTCTTCTACGTTAGAAATTGGTGATAGGGTAGTTGTATTAAACACTCTTGGAGCATCGGGTGACGGTGGTGTACAGGTATTAGATAAGGTTGGAACGGCACACACAGGATCGTTATTATGGAATCCTACCGGTGATTATTGGTATTCTGGAATAAGTGGATCGACACATTACAGAGTTCCACAGCAAACAAGTGCTGCAAATTTATTAAATACACAAGTTTTAATCGGTGATGGTAGTGGTAGAGTAACACAACCAGTAACGGGTGGAACGGTTGATTTTGTTGATGCCGATCTTACATCCGTGGACATGATTCAAGGTGTTGATTCCGGAACTCATATAGATTTAGGAACTACGGACTTAATAGAAACTAAGGGTAACGTACTTCCGAATACAACCAATGCAGATGATATTGGTTCCGATGCTAAGCGATATAAAGATTTATACTTAGAAGGTAATGCTGATGTAGACGGAACTCTCAATATTGAGGGAGTGGTTACGGCACAAGCTCTAATTGCTGCAACTAATGGTATTACGGTTACCAACACTACTGCAACTATTGCTTCTGATTTGACTTTGACATACAACACCAACGCAGTTGATAGAATAATGGTACATGATGGAGGAACGGATACGGTTGATTTTGTTCCGGCTCCAGCTAGTACTAGTACTAATGGAGATACTGCTGGAGAGTATGTAAGATGGAATGGATCTGCTTTCGAAATGTCTCAGACTATCGATGGTGGTTCGTTCTAATGGGAGATTTTTCTAGGGATGCTAAAGATCTTATGGACGATTTTGCAATTATGGGCAGAAAGTTTTCAAGGTTAGCACACGATGCATCTAGAGGGGGAGATAAAAGTACGAACAGACAGTTTGGCAAGGCTGTTAAGGCGTACCAAGATTTTTTTGCAGAATTAAAGAAGCTATATAAGCTATTGTAGTCTACAATTGGGGTATATACCCTACGTTAACATAGGAGCCGTTATATAATGGCACAGATAATTAAGCTTAGACGGTCGGCTGTAGAAGACCGTATTCCATCCACGGCAAACCTCAATTCAGGTGAGCTTGCTATAAACACGTACGACGGTAAAATTTACTTTGAAAAGAATGCAGGTAGTGCTGCAGTCGAAGCGGTTTTAACTTCAAATACTAGTACACCAATTTCTGGGTCTCTTAACATGTCCGGTTCTATGTCTGTTACCGGATCGATGAATGCAGTTGGAGGAAGAATTTACGAGGAAGGAACATCAGTAATAGACCACGCTACGGCGATGGCAATAGTTTTTGGAGGATAATAATGGCTAATATATTTAAAAATGCAGCTAAAGCAATCGGAAACTCAGCAACAACAGTTTATACGTGTCCAGCTGCAACGACAGGGGTTATTCACGCAATATACATTTCAAATATTCACGCAACTAACGATGCAACAGTGAATATTACGGTCACCGATACTAGTCAATCTAATACAGCTTTTCACATAGCTAAGAATTTATCGGTCCCTAATGGATCTGTAGCAATATTTGAAAAACCAATTAATTTGGAAGCAACCGATATTTTAAAATTAACTGCAAGTGCCGCTAGT